TATTAGGAGAAGTACTTTCCCTAATCCCGAAATCTAAGCTTGTGCCCTCAGCGGTTGATGTTGTAAAGTTAGCGTCGAACAGACCACCTATCGTTGTTGATATTCCAGTATCAAATATTTGAGAGGTATAGGTTCCAGTTTCATATCTTGCTTCAGAATTTATTTGTTTTACATATACACCTATTCCATCTAATACCCCACGATAAGAACTCATATAGATCGCGATATTGCTTGATGTTAAAATGGAATAATTCGGCATAATAGTAGAAATATATAATGAGCAAGAATCATCTTCAATGGTTATGGTATTTGTACTAAATGTTATTTCTATGTTATCACATTGAAGATTGCTTTGATACCCACTTAATATACTTTCACCGACATTAGAGTCTGTTCCCAATATAACAACACTTCCATTAGTATATTGATTTAATTTAATACTTCTTGTTTGGGTGAATCCTACCATTTTATTATCTAGATTTATAGAATAAGCTGTTATTCCTGATAGTGAATCTGTAGATGCTATAAAATATATTTCAATAACCCCCTGAACGAGAGGGGATGCGCCAGAATTTACAGATATATTATTTTGTAAATCCAAAGTTATTTTACTTGGGACGATTGATAATGAGTTTGTAGTAGTTAGGACACCAGAAGTAAACCCACCTGTTGACAGATATACATGCCTTAACCAATTTGAAACAAAAGCAAAAGAATCTTCTCCTTCTGTGAATGTCCATGTTGGATTTGTAGTATAATTACCATTTTCAAAACCATCCTCTACACTTGTAAATGTAGATAGCACTAACGAATTTTCATAATTAGAATTAGTAGTAGAAACATCAACTAAAGTTCCCTCATCAAATTCATAATCTTGAGTTTCGGTTACTGTGAAAGTTGCCGGAACGATACTTGCTGGACTAATTGTAGCGGATATTTCATTTCCTAAGGTCCCCTCTTCCCACTCAGCTTGAGAAGAATATAATTTAAGCCTCAGCAATGCTGTATTATTTATGATCGTATCGAAAATATCTTTATTCCCATCAGAAATACGATTAAAAGTTTGCCCGGTAGCTTCTTCAACACCACGGCGCGACATCCAATATAATTTTCCGTCTTTTTCTTGAACTGATTTATCTTCTATACAGCCGACTTCCCGGGAAATTTGCCGGGTAGCAAAATCCTTATAACCAAAACCATAAATACCCCACGTTTCATCTTCGGTCCAAGCCCAGAGAATATCTTTATATCCTGCGTATAGACAAGTAATAGGTTTTCCATTTATTCCACCGATAGGCAAATTAATAGGGGAAGTATTTAAAGTAGGCCCGATAGTCCATTCAGTGCCATCTAAATTTTCAGACATATATATATTTGACAGTTCGCCGGATTTCCCAGCGATTATAATTCGATTCCTATAAGACTCTATCAACCCGCCAAGAGGAGCTTCGGTTACAGTGCTTGTACTGGACCCATCCCAATTAGCAACAGAGTCAGTGCCATTTGTGAACCATATTTTGCCAGATAGAGTAGTCGCATCCATATCAGACACACTTGAAAACCCATTAAGTCCGGGTATAGCTTCGAATTCGCCATCAGTAGTTGCTTGATAAATCGTTTCGCTTGAAAGTGCCAGAAGATATCTTGTACCGTCATCGGAAGTAAACGGCCAAAGCCCGCGAACAGATTGTGAATCCGGGAATACACTCGAATTAAATTGAGAATACCCTTTGCGCCGAGTTATGCCACCCTCAACATCGAAGTATACATTTTCAGCCCATTGAACAGAATTTTCCGGAATTAAAGCAGGACTATATCGGGTAACAACACCTTGACTAAAATTTGGAATAGGGTACGCCTCAATAGCCGGAGTTTGGGCTTTAAGAAATGAAGGGGTTAAAAGTAGGCATAAAATTATTAGTCTCATAATCCTTATTTTGGTGACATATTAATATTCGGCATATAGGAAGGGCGCGCTTTACATGACCTTCCAAAAACTTCTTTAAGATACATATATCTTTGCATATACCGATCACCGACAGTCACAGAACCATCAATATAAAGCATTTGCGCAGCAGCGTAATATGAAAGCATACAATGAAATGAAGTAAATTCGGTTATTCCATTAAAAGGGGTTGATGTTAAAGTCATTGTATCAGCCCGGGAAAAATACTCAATCTTAATCGTAGTTATAGAACTTACTGAATCGGGAACGGGATAAAAAGCTATTTTTGTACGACTTGAAAAATTTATATAAAAATTCATTGGAGTCCCGGTTACAGTCTCCCACTCAGAAGAAAGTTTGTCAAGTTTCTCTGGGCTTTTTTCGTCAAGTTTCATGCTATCAGATAAAAGACGTTTAACACTTATAAAAGAATCAGTTAACGCATAATAAGTAGTCCCTGAAACTGTATCGAATGAATATTCTTTCTCGATACAAAACGTTGTTGAAATTGCATCACCTTGTGCTTCATTAAGAAAATTTAAAATCTGGGCATCAGAAAACCGCACCCGACCAAGCGAGGAGGGATCTCTCGCTAAAAGCCGGGTGTCAGTCACTAAGGTTGATGCAGTCTTTGAGGAGCATGGAACAGAGGTCGCAATTAAAATAAAAAATAGGAAAAGTCTCATATACCCTCTAGTCGTCAGTAGCAATATCCTTACTATCGCGCCTCTTTTCTCCGAACAAAGTGAAGTCGGCAGAAGAAGCGTCTTCTACTCTTCCGTATAAAGCAGCTTGACTATAATCTTCGTAATAATATCTTTGTGTGCCTAATTTTTGGCCGTTAGATGATATACTGCATACTGTAGAAACAGTTGATGTGGTTGACAAACACACAATAGTATTTAAAGTGGTAGAGGTAGCCTCGATAATAGAATACCGCCTATTTTCATCCTCATCAAGAATTTGAGTCCAAGAATTTGAATCGACCGATATAGCGAAAGGGATACGCTCATTGCCATGGTTTTGACTTACTCTTTTTACATAAATATTATTTTTAGGAGCAGCATTGCATATTCCGCAGAATATCATTAGAAAAAATATTAGAAATAAATTTTTTATCATTTTTAGCCTTACTCTTTACAAGTAACTCCGACATTTGTTATAGGATTAGTAGATTGATAAACTAATGCGCCAGCAACAGCAGCAGTACCAACGCAGATACACCCACGAGTTGTATTATACACTTGCTCACCAATAGCTGGAACATAAGCAGCAAGAGCAGTAGAAGACAATAACACAGGAGTAAACACAGAACTACCCATGGTAATAGTCGTTCCTGTTAATGCTCCTATGACAGCAGCATCAGCAGCTAAAGAATCAGCATTTAAAGTGCCATCAAAATATCCATTTTTAAACTCTAAAGACGGTGATCCTAAATCAGCAGCATTATCAGTCGTTGGAATTATATCACCATCGGAGTTTACACAAATTTCAACCCCACTAGCGCCAACACATAGCGCATCTGGATTTGTAGGCATATCACCTGTAATCCGAGCGAGTATAAGTCCATTATAAAATCCAACTGCAAGTATAATAAAAAGAAAGAGACCTAAAAATTTAAATATTTTTTGCATTACTTTTTCCTCCGATAATTATCAATGTTTCGTATTTCCCTATTTGTCGGATCGAGAACTCCGGCGGCGCGTTTTAACTGTTCGCACATTTTATTAAACATTGGATTTGATAATTCCTCTTTATAACATTTATCAACTGCTGCTCGATACTCTTGGTTTTTTGTGGGATCAAGCTTAGGCCATTTCCCTTTTTCTGCTATTGTAAGAGCATGCTTCGCAATATATGCCTTAGCTTGATTAAACTCTTTGAGGGCTGTATTTTTTTCCTTTTCACTTCCTTCTCGTGGAGCAAACGCTGCTAAAGCCCTTTTTTTAGTTGCAAGCTGTTGTTCGAGTTGAGCGATATCAATTCCGCCTGCTTCGAAACTTGTAATTCCCTTTGAATCAGTTGAACCTTTTTTTAAACCATTTAAATACACTTGGTCTCGATTAATTTCCTGCTGCCTTTCTTCAACCGCAGCAGGTGATATAGGTACAATTTTTCTACGTGAAACTTTACCACTTTTCCTTACAGCCATATTATCCCTCCGTCTGTGTTTTTTTACTTAAAGTACATTGTGTCCAAAAATAGGTCTCCAATCAGGAGAACTTACATTACAAGACATATAACCTGCATGTTTTGAAGT